CTTTCTGCCGATATAAAAATTCATGTTGGGAGAACCTACAAGAACTACCTTCCCTATTGTCAAAAGCTAAAGAACCTAAAATTGTTTCATATGTTAGTATAGGAAAGGAGAATGTAGCATGAATGATAAATCTAACACCACACTAGATGAAATGGCTAGTGAAATTAGCGAAATGGAAAAGCAACTTATGGAGATGAAGAAAGCTTATCGTGAAAAAAAGTACGAAGGTTTGAAGATAGCAATGGATGCTAGAAAGTCTGCAGACGAAGCTGTTAATGACGAGCTAAAAGCTCTTGGGCTGAAAGCCTTTCCGTTTGGTAGGTCTACATCTGTTTGGTGGTAAGTGTACGCTTCTTCCAAATATAAAGTAGCACGTAGGCTAGGTTTCCGTAGTGGTCTTGAAGTAAAGATCGCAGAGGAGTTGAAAGAACTCTCCATTCCATTTATCTACGAGGGTATGAAGATAGAGTGGGAAGACCTAGCTTACCGAATGTACACACCTGACTTTGTTTTGCCGAATGGTATAATCATAGAAACTAAAGGCAGGTTTACTGTGGCTGATAGACGTAAGCATATTTTAATAAAGAAACAGCATCCTAAATTAGACATTCGATTTGTGTTTGAAAATGAAAATAGTAAATTAAGAAAGGGTTCTAAAACTTCTTATGGCAAATGGTGTGAAAAGCATGGCTTTCTATATTGTAACAGAGTTATACCAGAGAAATGGCTCAAGAAAAGAGGTAAGAAAGAACACCCAAAAGTTATACAGTTCAGGAATAAAAAAGTATGAACAATAAAACATTAAATTTTTTAGGATTCAAAGACGAAGAAATGTGCATACGTATATCTCCAGAGATAAAAAACAACAAGTGGACAGGCAATATAAATCTTACTGTAGATTCTTTCGATCATAGCCCGTTAAGTGACGAAGATTACTTCTCTCTCATGGATTTTGTAAGGATGATTTTAGCATGTCCTGTTCTTATGGAAGAAGATGAGGAATCTAGAAATAAACTTTGGGGTATTATACAAAAAGAGATTGACCCTCCCAAAAAGAATGGTAAGATAATAGGACGAAAAGATAATATAATTAAAATCAACTTTAAAGGAGATACTGATGGAGAAGCATGATGGATTGACAGAGAGTTTACCTGATTCGTGGACTCAGGTGGGCAATATAAAAAAAATAGTGGATATGGTAAATAGTCCCCCACACTATAATCAGAAGGGCATCGAATGTATTGATGCAATACAAGCATCTACAGATGATGGCTTTCAGTATTACCTGCAAGGAAACATTATTAAGTATCTATGGAGATACCGATACAAGAACGGTGTAGAAGATCTTAAAAAAGCTAAATGGTATCTTGAAAAAATGATTGAAGTTTTGAGTGATGATAGTTAAAATATATCTAACTATGGATGTAGACAAAGAGGAATATCCTATCCCTGCTGACGGTGATCCTAGCGAAGAGATACAGGAAGCATTAGAAGAGTTTATCTATGATATTGATGGGCTAAAAGTAAAACATATAAAAATAACAATGGAGAATTAAACATGAATGATTATCAAAAATTTATTGCAGTATCTAGATACGCTAGGTGGATAGACGAAGAGAACAGAAGGGAAACATGGGAAGAAACTGTACAGAGATATGTCGATTATATCACGGAAAAGGTTAAAGGGCATTTGCCTAAACCACAAATCATTGATGCTATAACTAAGCTAGAAGTCATGCCCTCTATGAGAGCTTTGATGACTGCAGGGTCTGCACTTGAGAGGGACAACACTGCAGGGTATAACTGTAGCTACCTACCTGTCGATGACCCAAAGTCTTTTGACGAAGCTATGTACATTCTATTGTGTGGTACTGGTGTTGGCTTCTCTGTAGAAAGACAGTATGTA